ATCTTTGCCAGTTTTCTAACTATGCTACCTAGTATTGCCATTAAGGATAATAGTAGCGTAGCAAACGACAGAATTAGATTAGCGTCAATAAACATTATGGCTTCTTTTGGGGTGCTATCAGGCCGGTTATTGCAGCTGCAAGTGATCCAAGTATTGCCTGTGCAGTTAATTCATAATTGGCAGCAGTCCAAGCAGCTAGAAACGCTCCTAGTGCTAAACCTAATTGCTTGCCCTCTTTACTCGTCATCTTCATCGTTTTCATCGCTTTCGTCTGATAGGTTTTCTATTGCGTAATTCATTAAACCTTGGGTGCGCCATATTGGTTGTTCATCACTACTTAACATATCTACAAAGTAATCGCCAGTTTCAGTAAAGTACTCAACGACTAGAACGTAGTTAGTAGCAACCGCAGGTACATCACACGCTAGGGCTGCTATCTGTGCGAGAAGCCTTTGGATTTGCAGGCTTGGACTTTCCTGGGCTTTTGGCATTAGCTACCTTCTTTGCAGTTGCTTTCTTGGCTACTTCTTTATCCTCATTTGTCAGCAGTATTAAATCAGTTGGGTCTAAGTGATCGTCATATTTAAACGGCGATTCGCGTAGCTCAAAGTGGAGGTGATTGCCTGTGCTGTTGCCAGTTGTGCCTACCTTTCCCAACATAGCGCCTTCAGCTAGATCTTGGCCTTTAATGACTGTTGTCTTAGATAAGTGAGCATAAATCGCTCTAAGGCCGTTTCTAAACTCCACAATAACCGCTGTGCCGTAAGACTCGCCCCAACTAGGGTAATTGCTTACTTCAACTACTTTGCAAGGCCTAACCGATACTACAGGCGTTCCACCAGGCGCTTTAATATCTATGCCTGTGTGGTAGCCAGCTTTGTACCGATCGTTCTTAACCCCAAAGTGGTTGCTAATTGTGTAGCCTTGAACTGGATACATTAGACGCCAAACACCGCTTTAGCTTCGTCCTCAGTTAAACCAAGAGCTGCTAATTTTGCTAAAGCACTTGCTTTATCTGCTGCTGCTTTTGCTAATGCTGTTGCTTGCTCAGCTGCTATTTCTGCTATTGCTGCGTCCACTTCAGCCTGTGTTGGTTTTGTGGTCGTCTTTGGTTTAAGAAACTCCAAACCTTCTAAGGTATTGCCGTAAATAACATAATCTGTATTTGGACGTAATCTTTTAATTGCTTCATTTAATGACATTATGCACCTATTTCTAATAAGACAATGCTCGATATTAAACTAGAGTCCTGCAAGGTAATGCTATCTTGGGCGTTAGCTTGTGTTTTGTAGGTAGTTGCGGACGTAGTGCTAGGGCTATCTAAATAAGAATAGTTAAATAAGTTGTTGTAAATTGAAACGGCACCAGTACCACTATGACGGTATCTAATTCTCATATTACCAATAAGACTGGTAGCACCTCTAAATAATCTAAAGGCTGCTTCTGTATCTAAACCATTTCGATTCATTTCGTAATTCTGACTTACTAATACTAAAACTTTACTGGTTGCTGAACTTGGTGTAATACTTGCAGTCAAAGTTGTATCAACATAAGTAGCACCCGTAATGGTAGTAGAGGTTGTTGTTGTGCCTTGAATTACTTGTAATACTTTGCCACCAGCGCCAATAGTTTTCCATTCAGGCGCAGTTGCGCCGCTATTAACTGCTAATACTTGCCCTGCTGTGCCTAGCGCCAGTCTTGTTTTTGTATTAGCTGTAGCTGCTGCGTACGCAAGATCTCCTGCTGTGGTTTCAGGGTTTAACGCCTTTAACCTTGTATCTACGCCTTGACCAAAGGTATCGAAATCTGCTGGCAGATCAGTTACCAAATCGGTAGACGTAGGCATCACAAAGCCATAATTGGTTGTTGGATTTGCCATTTGTTGCCTTCCTTATGCTACGACTTGGGCTTCTGCCCAGTCTAGTGTACCTGAAACCGTGTTCCAAGCCTCTAAAGGCGAAACCTGGCTCCAATTCTGTGATAGTACGCTGAGTGCGTATTCTGTCAGATAAAGCGTTAAAAATACTTCATATTGGTTAATTGTCCAGGTTATGCCTTCAACAAACCCAGCAAAGTTATTTTCGTAGATTGTGTCGGGTGGGTTAATCTCAAGAGGCATACCGTTGTAAACCTCGATTAGATCGTTACGCAAGATATTGGTCATTGAGTCAAGCTGTAAAGGTATTGTGATACTGCTAAGTGATCTACGAGGGAAAGCGCGTGTAGTTAAATAAAGATCTAGTATTGCTTCCGCAGCTGCTTGTTCTTCAAGCAAAGTGCTAACCGATACTGCTAACTGACCATACTCACTAATTGACGTTGCATTAGTATCTGAAACTGTTTGATTGTTTTTGTAAGTAATTGTTATGTCATTGGCAAGATCAGCCATACGCTCAACTGTAGATAAGTTACTGGCTAGTATTACATTTGTTGGAATTGTGGTAAATCCATTGGCACTAACATTATTAACCCTAGCACTTGAATCGTCATAATTAAGCCTGCCGTCACGACCTTCGTACAGTATGCCTCTTGCACTATTAGCAACTAAACCAGAAAGATTAAAGGCATTAGTTTCGCCGCTAGAGTATGCAACTATCTCATAATCGCCAGGTTGATCTATGTTGCCTAAATAAGGATTGTAAGTAAGCCAGGTAAGAGTTGGATCGACGATAGCCCAGGTAACACCTGCTGGAGTATCTTGCCAACGCTCAGCTGTTGCTTCGCTAATTATGTTGTAAATACGAGTACCATCAAACTCTTTGCTAAACCCAGTACCGCCAACCAAACGCCTATTTAATCTAGCTAGTGAGCCAACGCCTGTAATGGTAGTTTTTGTAGCAAAGCCAACTGCGCCGTAAGAGTCAATAGTGCGAGCAATATCTGAAACGAAACCTGCAAAGATAACTACTGGGGTGCCAGTTGTATCATCTATCTCTACCTGTACTGAATGATCTATTTCAACTATTGGAATATTGTTGCCAAAGGTTATTAGATCTATTGTGCAATACCCTGCGCGTGGCTGATCGTCGACGCTAGTACGTCCAGTAGTAATTCTTACACCGTTCAGCGTGTCGCCTGTGTAAGAAACTCCGTCAATTAAGACTGCTGGGTTAGGTGTGTACGCTGGCATTACTGGGCAATAAACTCTGATACTAGTGGCAAGTTACCGTTTCGAGCGCCTTCATTTTTGATTACTTCTGCAATTGCTCTAGCTGCGCCTGCTGGGTCAATTAGGTTGCCAGTCACATTAACATTAACTGTTGGGGTAGTTCTTGGGTTTCTATTTGTTACAGGTATGCCAGTTCTAATAGATTCAGCTACGTTAAATCCTTTGCCAAAGCCAAAGAAAGGATCGCCAAACTTCTCATTAAGACCTTCAATTACGCCGCCAAATTGGCTAATTAAGCCTAAGTCGTCCTTTAATGTTTGTATTTGTGAACTTGATAAACCTCTAATAGTAGGTACGGTTGCAGCTCCGCCAGTACCAGCACCGCCAGCACCAGGAGTAAAAGTTGGCAAAAAACTGCCACCACCACCACCACCGCCGGTAGGAGCTTGGCTTAAAAGAACTAATTGTCGGTACTGGTTAGCCAAACCGTCATTAACATTATTTAACGCTCTGTACTGATCCTCTAAGCCTTTAGTGACTACTTTATTATCCTCAGCAAACACTCTAAACGCAGCTCTTAGATCTCCTTGCACAATTAAAACTAAAGCCTGCATACTCTTTATGATCAGGTTTATTAACTCTAGTATGGCTCTAAAAAATACAATAGGAGCATTTAAGGTAGCCAAACTTATTTCCTTAAATACGTTTTTTAGGAGTACGGCCACGTCGTTTTGTTCTCTAGTCGCGTCAGCAGCAAATCCTAGTCTTATTGTTAATTCCTTAAAACTTTCCTTTAAGGCGTCAACATTTTTAATAGAATAGTTTTTAATTTCTACGCTAGTATCTTTAAGACTTTGTATGAAATCTTTTACTCTAGGTACTAATTCAGTTCGTATGATTGGTACTAAACTTTCATTAAAAAACCTAAATAAATCTACTGCAACTGGTAATAATTGCTCGCCAATTTCTATCTTTGTGTTTTCTAACTCAGCAGTAAGTATTCTTTGTTGGTTAGCCAGTCCGTCTGATGTTCTAGCAAAGTCACCTTGTGCAGCACTTGTTTGCTCGTAAATAACTTTTTGGGCTGCTAATACTTTTTGCTGTGGAGTCAAAGCATTTTTAGTAGTGCTAATTAAACCAAGTTCTAATGCTGCGTTACGCAAAGTAGCGTCATCTAGTAATACACCAAACTGACGAAGTGGCTCAGCTTCTCCACGCAAAGCAGATCCAATAGCGTTAATGGCTTGCTCTGGAGTTGTGTTATTAAAAGAAGCAAGATCAGACGCTAAACCGACAAAGTCAGTAGAGAAGGTTACTAATTCCTCACCTGCTAAACCAGCAGCTCTACCAAAGGTTGCAAAGGTAGCTGAAGCGTCTAATGCTTGTTGCTTACTTTGTCCAAATTGTGCAGCTGCGGTGTCTGCAAACTTTTGTACTGCGATACTACCTTCGCCAAAAAGTACGTTTGTTTTGGCTAAGGTTTCGCTAAAGTCACTAGCAGCTTTAGTAGCGTCTATGCCTAACTTAACTGCAAAGGCAGCAGCGGCAATACCAGCAGCAGCGGCAGCTGCGCCAACCTTCTTAAAGGTATCACCAATGCGGTTGCCTGAATTACCAGTTTCGTTTTCGGCTTTTTTTAAGCCTTTAACTAAATCATCTGTATCAGCAAGGATAGATAGTTTAAGAGTACGATTGCCTGCCATTAGAACCTATCCAGTATTTTCTCGAAACCTTTTTCCCATTTTTCAATAAGTTCAGGCTGCTCTTGTCTTAGTGTTGGATAAATAAAATATCCAGCATTACCACGACCTTTATTTGGTGATCGGCCAGGGAATTGTTTGTATCGCCGAGATCCAAACTCTAAACCATAGAGAATATCTTGAGTGTTACCGCCACCGCTTAATTTTTGACTAGCAAACCCATACTTAAACTCACCGATTTTACTTGATTTAGCAATACGAACACCGTCAGCAACTTTAATAGATCCTTTAGGGTATTTACTATTGCGTCTAGCAGCAGCTTTAATTTGATCAGCAGCATACTCAGCAAGTTCACCGGATAATTTTTTAGTTTGATCTATTGCTTCATCGTCCATAGCCTTAAAAGATTTAAGGATTTGGCGTAGGTCGGCTCTGTTGTATTCAACTTTAACGTCAGCCATTACGCTCCTTTAATATCTCTAATGCGGTTAAAATATCCTCTGCATTATCCCAATACTGCATAGGTATCTTTGTTGCGATAGCAAGTTCAACTATTAGTCGTCCGAGGCTACCGCTTGGGTGGGGTTTACTGCTGTTTCCTCTATTTCAATATCTGCAACTGTGGCGCACCAATTATCTAAACTTAGCGCTGCCTTGTTTGGATTTTCGCGCTTCATAGCGTGATAAGCCAAGAACATAAGATCGCTAATACCAAGTGAAGGATCTTTGCTGATCTTTTGACCAGTTTCTAGTTCCCACTTGCGCCACTCAGGCGGTGCAGCTACATAAGTAGCTTGATCGCCTGTGTTTGTAGTTATCTTGATATTTAGTTTCATTTGTTCTCCCGATTGTGTTTATTTAGCTAAAGGTTTCTGTTA